CTTGAGGACCACCTGCATAGTTATCTTTTAAGCTTAAGAAGTATTGTCCACCTACACCACAACAGTTTTGGTCGTTTCTTATTGCAATAGTACCACTATTAGTTGGTATCCCTAAATCTGTTACTTGAGAACCACTATTACCATCAAATGTTTCTGTTTCTGTTACTTCTGAAGCATAAGCTGGTTCTATTGGATATATAGGAACCATTAAGAACATAACAATAAGTATTCTTAATAGATTATTGAATTGGTGTAGCATTAATCAAGCCTTTCAGACTACGGCTCGATTATCTCTTTCCACCGTAGTATTCTGTTCCTAAACCTTCAGCTAACATTTCTTTTGTTACTGACTCGTTGCTACTAATGGTGAATAACTCACCCAACACTCTCCCAAATTTGCCTAAACCATGAGATTTAAGATAGAACTGGTTTTGTTCGTTAGAACATTTTTCTTTTAACCACTCCTTAGCTATTATACCTTTTTCTTTTTCAGATTTGTCCCTTGTTCTCGTTTCTGGTGCATTAAAACCAATAAATCTTATTCTTTTTCTTACATAAGTGTCATAACCAAGATCTATAATTCCATCAACGGTATCACCATCAAGAACTCTTGTGATCTGTATTTTATATTCGTACATATATTCTCCAAGACAAAGGGGGCTTATAGCCCCCCAGTCAATTTAGCGCACCTAATTTCGTCTTTACGAAATTAAATTAACCCTTTGGAACATTAGACATGAACTTAAAGGGTGCTTCTTCCATAGCATTTTGCAACGCTGAGAAAAATGCAGCACCTGCTGCAATTAATGCACCTTCAAGTACAGACATCTCCATCCACCCAGATTGGGTAGCTACGATAACGCCTATACCAGCTTGTAGTCCAGTTCTAGCTGCTCTAATCAAAGAGACCTTAAAAGCATCTGATATTACCATCATACTCCTAACTTTTTACAAAAACGATATCCCAAGTCTTTGGACCTAAAACACCATCTTGTGTCAATCCAAATTCTTTTTGGATTTCTATTACTTTCCCTTTAGATCCATTTCCATACCAGCCGTCAGCAGTCAATCCTGCAGCTTTCTGCCACTCTTTCAACTCCTCGCTGTACATAGTTGGTTTCTTGACCTTAAAATAAACATTAGGCCATTTAGGAAAATCTTTACTAAAATCGTATACCTCAGTTTCTTGTTGACTAGTATCTTCTACGAAACTCTTACTGTATGCTGGCTCATTTCCAGAAACTGCAATGTATTCGTTATCACCTGTGTCATCAAAATCTACATATTTAACTATGACTTCTTCTCCAGATAATATAGCATCTCTCACGATCGGATAGACCTTTTTATATGAATTTACACTTGATCCGACAAAACCGTCTTTTTGTACTAAATTACTTGTTTGAGAGTCGCCTAAAATCAGACAGCCTGAGGTGCTCTCATCGGTATTCCCAGTATGCCAAAGAATAAACTCGAAATTAGGCACATTATTGACATAGATCATACCCTTATGCCAGTCAGCTCCATATTTTGAAACATAACGATTATGGAAGCCACCTTCGCTACGAAGCGTTAATTTATATATGCCAGAAGGAATCCTTGTTTCATGTTTTAGTTTTTCTGCTCGATATTCATCTTCGATTGTGTAGCAGAGAAATTTTCTTTTATTGTCTGTAATATCAAACAAGATACCACTCGTTGAATCTGCTTGAGAACTTATCCTTAAAACTTCTAATATCATAGATAAGACTATTCTACTAATTTATATTGATTTTCTGGTATTTAACTACTGTAAGGGAGATATTTTAAATTTTCCCAAAAGTACATCTTTTCTTCTGATGATATAGTAAATGATACCTGTGCTGGTGGCGACCAGTCACCTGATATATCTTTAAACCATTCAGATCCACCATCAACTGATGGACACTGCATAAACCAGCGACCACGATTTGATAATACAAAAAAATGATGAAAATGCCCCCAGACAACCATGTCTGCATCCCCTATAGGTTCTCTACCCATACATTGTCCAGCAAACCATTTAATACCTTTATCAAATGCAAACCTACTGCTTTTAACATTAATTCCTGATCTAAATTGATGACCATGAACTAGACCAACAATTTTGCCTGAAATGTTTACTGTTGCAGACAATTCACTTTCTGGTATTAGAAACTTCACATGACCGTATGCTTTTTTATTAGTAGCTAATATTTCTTGCACAGCTTCAACTATTGCTACATCATGATTGTCAGCAAAGTTTGTATATGTTTTACCATTGTTACGATTTTCTCCATGATTTCCAGCAATTGCTGAAACGACAACATTATCAAACATTGGCGCCCATTCCATTATTGCTTTAGTCATTAGTCTTCTAGCAACCTTAACTTGATCTCTAAGATTTAACTCAACACCAAAAGTTTGAGTATCGTAATGCCCATTGCAATTTTCGATAATATCACCTAAAGCTAATATGTATAAGTTTTTAATTTTCTTACCATTTTTTCTTAGCTTTTTAACATGATCAGTAAAATCAGGTATCATTTGGTTTAACCGATCTACTATTGCTTCTGTACCATCTCCATCAGGTTTCCCTAACTGCCAATCGCTCCAACAAATAACTATTGAATCATCTTTATCAACTTTAGGGAGCTTTGGCTTCTTAACCTTTTTAACTTCCTTTAATAGTGCTTCATAGTCTGGATCTCCAGCTTCTATTTTTTGTCTCGATTGTATTCTGGCCTTATAATAATAAAGCCTTGTTCCTCCATCAGTCGGACTGTCCCATGTTCTTACTTCGACTGGTTCTATAACTTCATATAATTTTGGATCTAGATCCAATTGTTTTAATATGTCGTCATATATTTGTATATCAGAATTTTTTTGTGGTTCTGATGTTATTTCGCCTTTATCACCCTTAATTTTATACCCAGGTTCAAAACCTTTGGGGTGCTTATTCTTCTTACTAGATTTAGCATTTTCTAAATCACTATTATTCTTGTTATATTCCTCAAGACTTGACATAGCGATCCATAGTGTTTTTTAATTGTACTCTGATAGTATCAAGCATTAATGTACATCCTTTTTCCTTGATCAACCACTTTGCAGCGGTTCTTGCCGAGATTCCGTCCTGTATTCCTTGACATGCTTCTATCCACGCTGCCCTGTTGGATTCGCTTTGATCTCGCCACGCAACTGGTCCACTTTTGTTGCTTGACTTAGCAAAACTTGTTAAAGATGACAAGATTACTCTTCTTCACTAGCAGGTTTGCCAGTTACAGAAGCCAAAACTTCGGACAAAGCTTTATTCTGAACTTTCATTTCAGAGTTTCTTAATTCCAAATTTGCTATTTTTTCAGCAGTATCTGCAAGCATTGCTCTGAGTGTTTTATTCTCAGCTAATGCTTTATTTGCTAAATCAACAGCTTGTTCTGGTGTTAGTTCTTGGTTTTCCAATATAATCTCCTTTGATTAATTATATCAATTATTACTACACCATTATATACATAGTTTCATTCAGATGTGTGTATTTACGATCAATAATTATAAAAGGCAGGTTGTGTGGTGGTACCTGCCTTTTATCCATAAATGGTGGTTTATGGTTAAAACTTAATTAAGGTTTCGGATTTGCGTCTTTAACAGCTTTGATGGCTTTATACCATTCACCAGTCTTGTCGCCTTTATCAGCTGTCATATCGTGGTAAAGCAAATCAAGTTGGTCGACAACGCTGTCATAAGCTTTTGCTCTATCATAAGAATAACCATTATCTTGCTCATCTAATTTAGCCTGTGCTAAATCTTCAATAGCTTGGTCATAATCTGCAGATTCAAACTCTAAACGCTCGTTATTTACTTGCTTATATAAAGGTTTAGCTGCTTCAATTTCTGAAGTCGCTGTAACCCTTAGTTCTTCTATAGTTGCCATATCTACCTCCTATTATACTATAAAAAATTCTACTTTTTCAGGCCGTACAAAACTAGCTCACCACTACTGAATGTTGCACCACCTGTAAAATAAAAACTAATTCCATCTGAAGCCGAAGATACAGTATGAGCAAATCCGCCAGCACCACCAAACGCTTGTGGTGTGCTTACCCAAGCAACATGTTCATGTGTTCCAAAACTATGTTCACTTGAATTAGCAAAGTTGAACAAATGAAAAGTAGCAAACCAACCACTACCTGTACTTTCAATATGTGCATTATTTACATGTGATGCGTTTTGTGCTTCATTATCTTGAAAATTTGCAGCTGCTGGCATATCTTTTCTTGCATTATCATATTCACTATCTGTTTGGACAGTTCCACTCTTTGTAACTCTCCAAGCAATATAGTCATCTGAAGATGGTACTAAATCTTTAACTTGTAATAAATAAACATTATAAGTTGTATCAATTCCTGTGATTGTAAGAACACTTGGACTACCACTCGCAGTCGTTGTACCGATTTTTACTATACTACCTGCCATTATTCAACTCCATATACTTGTACTTTTATCCAATAAAAAACATTACTAACAGCGTGTATTTTGAATCCTGTGATTATGTCTTCATTTTTATAAACACCCATACTTTTACCAGCTCTCATAGCTGTAGCTGAGCTATATAAACTAGAAGTTTGTGATGTAATATATGTATAACTGCTTGAAACATAAGGATTATAAAAGTAAGCTACTGTTCCTGAACCACTATGACTTTGGTAACCCATCCCTCTGTACTCATTAAATGATGCATTTTTGTTTGCACCAAAACTTCCACTATCATTGATTTCATGGTTTGCATAGTGATACTTTGAACCGCTACTAATTTCTGTTCCACTATTGTTAATTACTCTTGTATATAAATCATTATTAGCACCATTTATATTCTGTAATATAACTTTGTAAATATCATAATCTGCACTAAAACAATTGAGTACTTCTAAATTGGAAACATTTACTCCCTTGACTTCTTTTATAAACTGTAAATTAGTAGACATTACGGGTTCCTGATTCCGTACAAAGAGAACACGCCGTCAAAATGATTAGCAGCCTGACTCTCAACAAATCTGATACCATCTACCACATTCTTTTCTAAGTATGCACCACCACCATTAGTAAAAACTAAAATATTGCCATCTCTATCAACAGTATGGATTGTATGAAGTGAATACTTAAAAGCATCTCCTAACCCAAAAAAATAAATATATCCATGTGTCAGATCTGAACCAGAACTTGCCATCATCGGAGCATAGAACGAAGTTGCACTACTAGCTTGTGGAGTATAAGTATTACCATCAGCTTTGTTTTCTACTGAACCATAATCATAACTACTTGAAGTTATTACAGTACCATCTACAAAATATCTAAACTTAAGAGAACCTGTACCAGACCAATCACCTACATTAGTCCAAGTCAAAAAATGAACATCATATTCATTTTCTTTAATATCTGTAAAATCTACTGCATTTTGGTTAGTAACAGTTTGTGTCTGTATCAGTTCTAAATCCCCTATATTTTTCCATTGTTGATTGTCCATTAAATGACGGATATCGTTTACATCAAATATTCCTGAATTTGCCATTAGATACCTACCGTTCCTGTTCCAGCTGTAAAAATAGTCTTCTTGAATCCACCACTATATGCAATAGTAGTTGAAGTTAAACCTGCACCAATACTTAAATCATGTATAGCTGGATATCTTAATATTACTACACCGCTACCACCATTTCCTGATGCTGCACTTCCTAATCCTAAAGAAGCTCCGCCTCCTCCACCAGTGTTAGCAGTTGCATTTTCTGCATTGTTTACAGAACCACTACCATCATCTGGGAATTGTCCTTCACCACCACCACCTTTACCACCTTGTGCAAAGTCTGAACCTTGACAGTTAGAACCACCAGAAGCACCGCCACCTCCACCAAAATAAACATTACCACTATCTACTTCTCCAACTGAAGCCGAACTAGCTTCACTTGTAGAAATAATAGTTACAATAGCACCTATACCACCATCTCCCGGCAAGTCTAATCCACCAGAGTTAGCACCTACAGCACCTGCTCCGCCGCCACCACCACCAGAAGTTCTACCACTTGTAGCAGCATTATGACCATTACCACCAGCATATCCTTGACAAGATGTACCAGCTAAACCATATCCAGCAGCTATATCGCCTCCACGATATCCACCTCCTCCACCAGAACCACCTGTAGAGCCGTGAGTATTATAATATCCTGAACCACCTCCACCACCAGTTGAAGTTATTGTTGAGAAAACAGAGTTGCTACCAGATGCACCTGCTGTATTATCAGAATAAGTACCTGCTACACCACCAGCTCCTACTGTTACAGTAAAAGACATACCTTCTGTGAGTTTTACAGGTTCCACAGAACATCCACCACCTGTAGCACCCATTGTTGAACGAACTCCACCTGCACCACCGCCTCCAGCTGCAGTACCATCACCACCAGAACCGCCACCTGCAACAACTAAATAGTCAACATTAATTTTTGCTCTTAATGGTTTATACTTTCTATCAAAACCTCTATAAGACTGAGTTGGTGCATTTCCTTTATAACCGTGTGAATCTCTAGTTGCCATACTTACACCACCTTATAAATTGTAAATCGACCATTTGCAATATTTCCTGTATTAGCAAAGAACTGTACTCCATTATGAGCTTCGTTAACCTTTAATGAACCTCCACCATGAGGTCCAACATATTCTGGTGTTTCTGTTGTCATTATTTGTTGCCATATACTATAACTATAAGAACTTGAGTCAGTGAAATTCATTAAAGTTATCATACCTTGATGACATTCCGATGATGTAGTACCTGTTCCTATAGCTGAAAAAGAAGTTAAACTTTTATTAGCTCCATCATACTTACCTTGATTTGAATATATATTCATTCTTGCATTTTCGTAATTACTTGATGTATTGGCAGAATCGTCACTAGCTTTTGTTAATCTCCATGCAGGAACTGCACCATCACTCGTCATATAAACATCTCTATAGAAAAGTACATGAGGGTCATTTGTTGTGATACCTGTCAAAGTTACAGTGTTAGCTGCACTTGTCATTGTGTGATTTGCTACTTGTACTAATGCCATCAGCTATCAACTCGCAAACCGTATGTACGGAAGGTTCCGCTAGCTAAAGGTCTTGAACCGTTATTATCATAAGCATAAAATCCTGTAACACGCTCTAATTTTTTCAAATGTGCAAAACCTCTCATCTGTGAGGCGTATGTACCAGCATAATAATTACTATTTTCAAATAGAAGAGAAGTGTATTCAGTATCTGAATAAGGATTAAAAATCCAAAGAGTAGAACTTGCAACCTCTGGTGATTGGTCTGTAACCTCTGCAAAACACCTTCTTACACCTGATTGGTTTTGTCCATTCAAATCTGAAGCACCTGCCCAAGCAAAGAAATATCTTGCACCGTATTCATAATTACTTGTGCTTATAACAGATCCACTTTCACTTACAAATCTCAGCCAAATTTCTGTTTCGCTTGTACCTGTAGTAGATAAGTCTGTAGCGGTTATCTGGTAAACATCATAATCTGAAGTAAACACATCATAGACACTAAAAGCAGAAACACTTGAAGAAATACTTTGTTCATCTAATAATCTTAAATTACTCATTTTTTGTACCCATAAAGCTTCATATTGAAATCAGTAAAACTATTAGCAACACTGTTCATCACTCTTATTCCATCAACAGTACTTGCTTGAGGTAAGACAGCACCACCCATTCTGTAGTCATCGTATGCTTCATCTCCAG